GGGTGAACTTGATATGGTGATAAAATCTGCTTTTGCAGACTTACACGCCATCAAAAAAGTAGAAGATATGATGGAGAATAGCGGTTTAGATAAAGGAAGTTTGCCTTTAGCCCATAGAATTAAGGCAGAAGCACAGCAAAAACAATTAGAGAGAATAAAACCAGCTCTCGAAGCAGCAAAACGATACCACAAAATGACGAAAGGCCACCTCACCCCTCTGCCAGTCACCCGCGAGAAGCTTGAGGGGATGCGCGTGGATTATCGCGAGGTCAGCCCCAGCCACGACCAGCAAGAACAGGCTAAAGGCTGGAACGCTGCGATAGATGAGATATTGGGGGATAAGTGAGTAAAAGGCTACGGATGAATAACTGCGTTATAGGCTGTTTCCCAAACCGTTGCCATAGCAGGATATCCTGCCGCTACATCTGTTGGGTGAACCCCGTCCGCTTTTGTAATTGGCTCTATCGTTGTAAAGTCCACGGCTGTGTAGCTGTAAGTGGATTGGTTGGAGCTACTTAATATTGAGGCATTCACAGTATCTCTATGCGTCTCCATCCCTGCGGTAAAGCCAGCGTCTGTCCGGTCAATCAGCGTTCCAACGAATACTGTGCAGCCCAAGCCTTCATAATATTGGATGAGTGGCAAGATTGAATTAGTCCAAAGATTAGCGCCAGTTGTGCCTGCAAAAATATCTGCTGAACCTACGTGTATGAACACGCTGTTACTGGTTTTGGTTGCATCATAAAAACCCGAGTAAGATGTTCTACGCGTATAAGTATTGGCTGCCGTATTCCCAAACTTACAAGATTTATGAATATCAACTGGCGCGTCATAAGAAGCCAGAAGTGAATGTGGCCGGAGCTTATCGCTGTGTGATCCTGCTTGAATACTATCACCAAGCACCAAAAGCTTATGGTCACGCAAGGCTGTGCTGAGGCCTAACATAGTGGCGAATGCGTCTACGTCCGCAGAGTTGTCTGCGCGGCGGTCCTCATCATAAAGAACCCAGCCAAACCAAAGGCCCGTTTTATCCCAAGCCGCTACGTTCAAGCCAAGATATGCCCCGGCGAAATTACCAGCCGCGATTGTGGAGCCAGTCTCCTCAAGGTTTTTATTCAAACCAAGATAGACCTTACCTGTGCTTGTTCCGTTAAGACTGTGCACAGCAGCCCGGGCAACCATCATATTGTCGCCCCAAGAAGAAGTATCAAAACCCGCAGAAGAAATTATTCTATTGGGCGATTGCCCCAATTGGCCAACGCTTCCGGTGCCGTTATAAACAGCACCGACCTGATGAACGGCCTTCGTCTCATCATTAACATTCGGATGGTTGTAATCTTCAAAGAGGTCGTAAGCGGTGAAGTTTCGCCCGTCACCCGTAACGCCTGTAGGGATGGCGACCTTATTGTTTTCAAACTTAACAGGCGCTAAAGTTCCAGCGTCATTTCGTAAGCCCTTAAACATTACCGGGTGGTCAGAAGTTATAGTCAAATCGTGAGCGCTTGTGCCGCTTTGGGCGTAGACTTTAACAATCTCGTTATCGCCAGTGACAAGATGAGCGTCTAAGGCCGTGAGATCAAGATGCCCTGTTGCCGCATCTGCATAGATGTCTAGCTCGGTGGTGCCGTTATCAACGCGGATGAGTGGCCCGGTGTACCCTGAAATATACGTGCTTACACCGTAAGCTTCAGTGATGTTCGCTTGGTCGTTTGCGTATGTGACAGAAGGCCCGCCTGAATCAGTCAGAGTTGCATCTTGCCCTGCAAGCGTGAATGAGCCGTGGTCTGCGGTTATATCAATACTGTTTCTTGCAAGACCTGCGTCTTGACCAGCCAAAGAAAAATAACCTGTATTGGCGTTTATGCCGTCTTCAGGTTCGCTAGGGCCGCTACTCCGAACTCCCCCACAACTAAGGTTAAGGAAGATACTCATTATGCTAGCTGAAGTATTCCGTTAGACGCTGAAAAATCTACTGTGAAAGTCTCTGTATCCGCCAAAGTTGCGGCAGAACCATAATCCCAGTATCCAATAAGCTCGTCATTTGTGGCGGTGTCGTTATAAAGAACCACATATCTGAACGGCCCAATAGAGCCGCCGCTTGCTGTGAACACCACGTCATTCCCCACAAGCTTATATGTGCCGGAGGTTTGGGAACTCGCTGTAATAGTAACGGCAGTGCCGCCTGTGGTGTAGCCGTTCCCTGCCGCAATCTGCGTAATGTCTGCAAGCTCATGATCTGTGGATGCGGTTGGTGCTGTGTTTGAAAGCACTAACTTTAGTGTGTCACTCCCTAAGCCGTGGACCTTCTCGGCCACATCCTCAGCGAAGCAGTGAAATTTAGTAAATGTTGCCATCTTAGTACCTCGAGTGCGTGGGTTGCCGGGCTTTACACCCAGTACAATTCTAGGGAAACTAAGGGGGAGTTATCACGCACCGTGCCTACCCACGAAACACAAGCAGACAGAGACGCAGAAGCTAACTTCGCAGGCTTTATGGCAGCAAGAAACTGGAGTATGTACCCGCTTGTGCAGTACTACCCTTTTGATTTCTTTGCCTCCAAGGGAAACGTTAATTGCTTTATCGAATACAAGAAGCGCACTCACGCCTTTGGAGCCTTCCCTACTACCTACTTTCCAGCGCAGAAATTTGCTAAGTGCAGAAGCTGGGCAAGAGAGCTTAATATTCCCTTCTATATCTTTATAGAATGGGACGACCAGACACGTTTTTGCAACGCTATGGATGTCCCGTTTTTTGTAACGATTGCTGGGAGGAACGATAGGGTAGATAGTTACCGATACGGACCTATGGTGGAGATGAGCTTGGATGCCTTCAAAAAAATATGCGACTAAGGTGCGACTAAGCAGCTACCAAAAAATATGGCAAACCCTGTAACCCTTGGTGAATGGCGCGCCCGAGAAGATTCGAACTCCTGACCTCCTGATCCGTAGTCATCTAAAACGTTACCTATAAGTAACTTATTTATCTATACAGCGCTCCTCTTTTGGCCTTTCAAAAAAACCTTCTTTCTGTTCAATAGCTTAACCGAGGGGAAAAATGCGACTAATAGGCGACTAAATTTTCTCTTGTATTTTTTTTCTATGATGTTACTAATAAGTAACCAAGGAGGAAAAGGATGCCGATTACCAAGCACACAATTAACGCTGCCAAACCGCATACAGTCCTGAAGGACTCTATCGTCAAAGGGCTTGAAATATACATAGGTGTTAATACCCAAACGTGGCGGGTGTACTACAGGACAAAAAGCGAAAGGAAAGAGCGTAGGCTGAAGATAGGTTACTACCCTACAATAAGTTTGTCGCAAGCAAGAGATATAGCCAAAGAAAAACTATTGGAGGTAGCCAAAGGAAATGACCCCGCAAGAAGAGAAGAAGATAACGCGCCAACTCTTGGAGAACTTTGGGAAGAATTTATCGACTTTTGCGCCCGCAAACGAAAACCCAAAACCATTCAATCCTACGAAGGCCTCTACAGTGGATACCTTAGAACACTTGAAGGAAGGCGTATTACAGATATACGAACTTCAGAGTTGGTTAAGCTGCATAGAGCAGCTCCGCCTTACGCAGCTAACAGAGCTATGGCGCTGCTTGGAAGACTCTACACGTATGCCGCTTCCTGCGATTACGTTCGGGGCGGATTTAATCCTGCTAGAGGAGTCGAACGAAACCCCGAACTTGCAAGAAGAAGGTATGCTGATGAGCGAGAACTTAGAGCCGTCGGAGATGGAATACGACGCTGGAGCAGACGAGCCAGTTATAGGGAACGACAACTCGCGGATATACTTGCCCTTCTCATCCTCACCGGAGCAAGAAAAACTGAAATAACAGGCAGTAAGAATGAATGGTATGATTTGGAGAGAGGGAAACTTTCACTACCAGACAGTAAGACTGGGGCGAAAGATATACATCTGCCGCTACCAGCAATTGATATTGTCAGGCGTAACATATCTAGTTCCAGAGAGTTTCTCTTCCAGCAGTCTGCATTAGTGCAACCCTATGAAGTTTCAAGCAAGATGTGGAAAGCCTTTAAGGAGGACTGTGGTGTTGGTTCTGATTTGAGAATACACGACCTTAGACGTTCTTACGCCACATATGCCCGCTCAGCAGGAATAGGCTTAGGAGATATAGGTAAGCTATTAGGTCACGCTTCCAGCCAAACTACGGAGAGGTCTTACGCATTCTTGAAAGATGATGTGAAAGCAGACAAGGGCAACCAAGTTAGTGACGTGCTGATGAGACGCTTAGGAAACACATAGCTCTTTAGCTAAGTCGGCATCAAGCTCAGGCTCACACCTACAGAAATATGTTGCTTGGTTGGTCGGGTTGCTGAATGGCGGCTCATAGAGCAAGCAATCAATCTTTGGGTTTTGGATTGTAGATTGAGCGCAGCCGCCTAAGAACACTAGGCTTAAGAAGAAAAGGGCGGCGCTTATTCTTACGCGCAACCTCTTCAATCGCATCTTTGTTAAGCTCTGATTCAACTCTTTGCTTTTCATCCCCTACCCCCTTGAAGTAAAAAAATACTCGCGCCACTACCCCGACAAAGCCAAGGATAGCAGCAGCGAGTCCTAGTAGTTCTACTGGCATTACTCAGCTTCGTCTTGAAAGAGCGGTGTACTGGTTAATGCACGCAGAATAAAGATTACAATACCGATACCAGTAGTTACATATCCAGCAGTATCTGCATTCAAAAACTCTGTGAAATTAAAGCTTTCTAATGCGCCAAATATGGACACCAATAACGCAACTATAAATGTTTTCCAGCCTTTAAGCATTTTCTTCTCCTAATGTTTCCAACCACTCAGAAAACTTCTCCCAGATGGTTGGCTCTCTGGGGGTAGTAAATACTTCAGGTATCTTAGGCGTAGGCACGATTAAGCCATCCTTTTAGAAATACTTTCTGGCTTGGGTTCTTGGCCGCCAGTGACCTGTAGTAACCAGCAGCTTCAGAACGCAGAGCCCCTAGTAGTTTGCCTGTGTCTGCCGCCTTAGCCGCAGCGATGGTCTTTTCTCCAAGCACACCATCTTCTAAAAGTTGTTCCCCTGTAGCTGCCCTAATTGCCCTTTGTAATAATTTATGTGCAGATTGCGATGGCATATTGACAGCGAAAGAAAACACCCTCTTCCCAATACTAAAGGGGAGAGCCCGGTATCCGTAGCGTACCCACCAGTGTTCGTAGTAAATCTGCTTAGCAGCGTCTAACGTTAGTTCTCTGATATCTCTCTTAGTGGCATCCGGCTTTAAGCTCTTGTAAAAGCGGAAACTTATACCCCAGTTAGTGGCTCCTCCTCTGTCGTTTGGATGATCCACATAGCCGCCCTCGTGCTTAAGCAGCTCTGCGACAGCCTCTACAAACAGGGAGTCACTCTCCCACTTCCCTGATAGTTTGTTCCCAACTGAGCCGTTCAGCTTCTTCGGTAAATTCTGATTGTTTAATTCTATGTCTGACTTTGGTTTGCCAAGGCTTAAAAAGAATTCTTTCAACGGTAAGAGAAACGAGAGCAAGAACGTCATAATCATCAACCCTATAGTTAGTTTTAGAAGAAGCCCCCTTCGCCACGAGAAAGGGCTCATACAAAAGCTGGCTTGTTGTTCGGCGTACAGGTGAAAGTGTTCCCTTAACCTGAACTCGCAATAACCTCTCCCCGGTGTCGACAAGTAAGTCATACGGAATACCCGGCCCTGCTTGTGCCAATTTATGCCCCCAGCGCGAAAGTCTGTACATCACAAGCAACTCAGCCATTTGACCGATCTGCTGGTGAGAGTGGGAGCTAACCATAACGGAGATAATATGTGTGGTTGGGCAGAGTTCTAACGCCCCTACTTCCAGATAGGGATCTCGTAATTTACACCGCACTCGCCTGTAAAGGCTACTCTGTGGGGGTTGGAATATCTAAGATCATCTGTGACAGCAACTCTAGGCTTGCAGTACATCACCTGCTTTGCGGAGCTTGATTTATAGCTAGGGCCACCAGAGCAACTAGTCCCGATTAATGTCGCGGATAACGTCAGTAAGATTAGACAAAACTTCGTCTGACCTAGCTCTATCCCCTTTAATATCTTCCCTAAATTCATCTCGTTCACTCCTGTGTGCTTTCATCATTTGCAAAAATAAATACCCCATAGCCCCAAGGCTAAGCCCTGCTATACCTGCGTCTGCTATTAGCTGAATAATCTCAGGTGACATCCCCTACCCCTTAAACATTTTGTAGTAACTATAAAGCCTGTAAGAAGCCCATATATTCGCAATCAGAATAGGTATTCTTACCCAGTGTGCGATTATCGCTATGTCGAATGACCAGCGGTAATAAGCCCAAACTCCAAAAAATAATGTGATGGTGTATATTAGACCATCTGTGAAAAACACTCGGCGCATTCTTTTGGATATTTCAGCGTTACTGCGGCGATAGAAAAGCCAGTGCCTAAATGCGAAACCCGCGCCGCACGCGCTTATACCTATAGTTAATAACCCAGCGAGAACCTCTAACATTCCTACATCCTTAGCGGCGCTACTAACCGCCACGTATAATAAATATTACAAACAAGAAACAGCGCCCGGGACGGGTAGAGAAGATAATCAACCTCTATAGCCATAAATGTTGCTAAACCGAATGCTATCGTCACGCCGTATATAGTTATATCAGTAGCGAAAACCGCCTTCAGCCTTTTGGCCAACTCCCCCTCCGCGCGCCTAATAATAATTATCCTTGCGATTGCCGAAACAACACCAACAGCCGAGATAAATACCGTCAACACAGACCAAAATGTTAACCAATCCACTGTCATAATCCCCCGCCTATGCGCTCAACTCTTCTACAGTTATAATTGTCGGGAGCTGTCTAGCGTTGTCACCTGAGCGACCAAGCCAAGCTGTAGCAGAGCCAAGCTGACGATTGATATAAATACTATACTCGGCAGGGGTTGTGCTGCCGGGGGTGTCTATATAAGTGAAAGACCAAGGCATAGCCATCCCGTCAATAACCGAAGAGGAGCCAGCAGCAGCGCCTGTAGAGACTGCCGTCATACCCTCTGTGGTCGCAGGGGTCAGCTCTGTTGAATCTCTGAATAGAGTAATCCCCATTACTGCGCTGTGGTCTGTAAAGCCGCCAACACCGCTTACAGTTATCTTTACCTTATTAGAAGAGCTGGCGAGATCGTTTCCTAGCGTTGCAGAGATTGTTGTGTCAGCAAATGTGCCGCTAGTTGTACTTACAGTTGTTGTGCTTACAGTTGTTTCGTATTGCAGGACAACACCTTGAGGCGTGACAGATGCCGGGGTTTGGAAAGTAGGGGCTGCTCCTGCACCATTAGAGGTTAGTATCTGCCCTGAAGTACCAGTAGAAACATAAGCTGGCGCTCCAGCAGCGTCATAAGTAATCAAGTTCCCATCAGTGCCGTGAGCCATCTTTGCTAAAGTGATACTGTTGTCTGCAACAGAAGCAGCAGGTGCGGCTGTGTTCTCCCATAGCTGCGTGCTCGAATTATACTGGAGAAAGTCGTTGTCACTCAAGCTGGTAAAACTCGTATCGATAGAAGAAGACACGCTTGCGAAGCTATAGTTCTGCACACCAGTCCCCGCAGAGTTCCAGCCTAAAACAGTGCTGGCAGCAGGAGTAAGAGTAAGGTCACTAACACCAGTAGCAGAATCAGATAAACCGAACTTCCTGCTAAACTGTGTCTTAATCCACTGCATAAGGCTTACCAGATATGTCAGCTCTAAATTGATTGCAGAAGCGGTTAAGCTCCCAGAGGTCTGAAACTCTGTTTGGCGCTCAACATCAGGATTCAAAACGATAGCTACAGCGTCAGAAGCTGACAGACCACTATTGAAAACGACGTTTGCACCAGTCACACTCTGCACAGCAGACACTGTGTAATCAGAGGTTATTGTTTTCAGAACAGAATTAACATACACATCCAAATGATCTTCGTCCTTCACCCAAAACGTGTAAGGGAAGGTTGTTTGACTAGCCGTAGCTGTGTAGTCATTCCGGGTCTGTGTGTCACTAATTGGTACTGTAGCCATCTATATTACCTCTATTGCTTTATAACTTACCTATTGGATGCCCTGCTCAGAGCGCACTTCATTCAATCTCTTGCCTATCGCGTGAGACAAGGGTGACATCCCTGTTGTGGTTCTCTCAAGCAGTCCTTTGCTAATTGCTCTTTCCTGTAGATCGGGGTTTTCAGATATAAGGATTTGTGTCGCCTGCTTTAAAACGTCTGAGTAAGCTGACTTCACAAGCTCCGCTTGAGACTTGCCTCTACCGTCAATAGTTTGGACTGCTGGTATTTCTGTGAATGCCGGAGACATAGCAAAAGACTCAGCGAATTCTTTGAACGTTTGGCCGCCAGCCAAAGGCTCTGTGCCTACGATCTCTAACAGTCTTTCATATTGGTTCGCATTAAGCTGTATGCCTGAAACTGGCCCGACAGAAATTCTACGGCTAGGCTTAGACGGGAAAGCTCCTGCGTTATAAAGTCTGACCTTCCATTCTGGAACTTCAGTAAGATCACTCTTGTTTGCTGGCAGGAAGACCGAGGCGTATTGGTCTCTGGTAATCGGCTCGCCAAACACATCACGCTTGGGTCGAACATCCATCCCAGACTTAATCTGTATACGCTCCCATAAGCTATCCGCTTCTTGCAGGATAGGGTTCAACTGATTTGCTACGAAGGTTGCTGCGTTTGGAACAGCTAAAGAAGCTGCTAGGTTTTCCACCATACGCTTTGCACCCTTTTCGTCCTGAGCATTAACCGCCTCGAAGAGATCAGATATACCTCTAGCCCAACTCTGGGAGAGTGTTGTGTTCAAGAAAGCAGAGCCACCAAGAAGGATGTACTGTGATATGTCTTTCTCTAAATCGCCGTCAAGGTCTCCGTCTCTGTGCTTCGCTATCTCTGCGATATTTGCAGGTATCTGGAACATAAGAGCTAGGGGGCCAATCTGACGAGAGAAGTCCATATAGCTCCCGTTAATCAAAAACGACCTAGGTCTAAAGCCTGCTTGTAGAGCAGCGTCTCTTGAGTTTTTGTCCTTCGGCCCGTCACCTGTGATATAGCCTTGTGTGGCAAGGCCATAAGCCGCCATAGAGAATGTTGTTCCTGTCAGTATTCTGGCCAAAGCCTCGTCACCTTCAGCAGTGCCGCTTGCTATCAGCTCTCTTACTTGCGGGGACAACCCAGCTAACGGTGAACGCTCAAAACCTCTGCGTGTAAGGTTGTCAATTGTTGTGACGAAGGGAACGATAAAACGCCCGCCCGGAAGATTGTCAGCGATCATATTAACGCCTTCAGATATCTTGTGCGGCTGGTCTGTGAAGGTCAGCTTTCTCGCTTCGTCTATAGAACCTGTTTGCACCTGCAATCTCTTGGCGGCCTCGTCTCCGCCAAACTCTCTCACAGCGGCATCAAACTGAGCGGCCCCTGCCTTGCTGAAGCTGTCCATATTCTCAACCACATTATCTACAGGAGATATTTGCAGTTCTTTTATTCTTGAGGCGAAAGCGTCAGTCCCCGGCTCTAAGCCTTCGTTTAAAGCATGACGGTAGCTTCTCTCTCTAACAGCAGAGCGGTAAAGCATCCCTTTAACCACATCATCTTTTGACTGCATAAAATTGGTTGGGAAGTTGGCTATGTTAGAAATAAACTGAGCTGGCCCCTGAAGATGAGCTGGGATCGTTTCAAGACGTTCGTCAGTCAAGAATGCTTTACGTGAGCGCTTGCCAAACCGTGAGAAATTTTCTACGCGTGTAGCCTCTAAAGCCTCACCAAGCTCCTGCTTAACTCCTTTAATACCACCCTTATTGTAACCTCTGCCTATCAGGCGAACGCCGTCAATCGCGTCATCCATCATGTTTTGAAAGAACACAGCACTTTCTCTAAGGCGAACCTTGTCTGTGACGTTGCCACCTCTTAAAGACCGGAGCCCACCGATAGCAGCAGCAACAGGTTTTTCAACCAGTTTATTGTAAGCAGTGAAAGTCACGTTAGAAATCGTGTCTGAATACAAGGTGACAGGGCTTGAAAGGATTGAGTTCATAAACCAGCGCTCAGTTACCTCTCGCAAAGTAGATTCTGCTGTGACCTGCTTGCCAGCTCTTATTTGCTTTAAAAAAGAACGAAGCTCGTCAGTTGTCTTGGCCTGCCCTACCGCCTGCATAAGATCATCAATCTCATCCGGCTTTGATCTTGCGAATAAATCACGAATAGTATTAATGTCCTGAATAGCCCCTACATTACCTCTGAAGCCTTGGGCTCTTGCGATATCCTGAGTAGCGTCCTGAACTGCGCCGTGCACTTCAAGCACATCAAACAAGCCTGACACGAAATCTTCTCTAGCCCCTTTGTCACCCTGTGAGGCTCTGAAAGCATGTTCAGCGGCCTCATCTTGGAAGGCCTCAAAAGCCGACTCTTCCGCAAGAGTATACGAGTTAAGCTTGTTTCTTAATTTCCCAAGGGCAAGCCCCTTAAAAGCCTCACCATTCTGTATTTCTTCTACTGTAGTACCGACAGCTTCTGCTAATCGCCTTTGTGTAGTAATATCAATAACTTCTTTATCTGGCCTAAAGTCACCTACATCAACCTTAGTCGTTCTGCCGTCAGCAAGCCCCTCAACAGCAGTTTTAGCTTTCACAATATCTTGCCTACGAACCGTAGCTCTCTCAGCAGCGTCAGAAGCAAAAGTCTTACCACGCTTGACTTCTCTCAAGAACCTGACTGACTTTACGATACCATCTGTTGCGTATCCTAAACCAGCACCCTCTATCGTAGTTTTAAGCCGAGCCTCAATAGCGCTGTCATCATCATCTGCCGCCAAAGGGTTCTCAAAGCCAAACTCTTCTGCCAAATCGGCTAAGCGCTTTTCAGAGCTATCAAAGAAAGCAAGGTCAGTGATAGCGCCGTTAAACATAGCTGTCGCTGCTTGAGCAGTCTTATTGAGCTTTGTCGTTTGATTAAGCTTACTAATCGCCGCAAATGGGGCAACGAATTGGGTTAACCCTCTTTGGAGTTTTAGAGCTGTTCTATCGCTCTCAGGGACATCAGGTAGATCAGTGGCCTCTTTCAAAGCCTCCCCACTAGCCTCGATATTCTGGTCGCCCTCTTCACCTGAGAAAAGCTGAGCAGAAGCTACCCCAATATCGATAGGTAAATCTTTAAAAGCATTTGCAGCATCTCTCATCCCACCGACTGCCTGCAAAGGGATGTCTAAGAATATAGAGAGTTGCTTGTCGTCCTGAAGCTCTTCTGCTTTCTTAATAGCATCTGTATCCTCTGGGGTTAAATCAGCACTGGGTGGATCAAATAAATCAGGGTTGAATTCAGGCAACCCGTCAAGCTCAGTATCTTTAGCTTGTCGGGCTTGAGCTTCAATTCTATCATTAGGCTCTAATTTAAATTCATCTTCCATTACTTGGCCTCTCTCGCTTTAGGCATAAGAACCGCCTGTAGCTTTCTCGCAGTTGCATCATCAATAAGGCCGTCTTTCCAGTCCTGCGCTATCTGGCGCGGGTTATCGAGATACCGTTTATTCGCTAAACTCACTATCTTTTCATCCTTAACAGCTTTGGTGTAAGCCGCCCTTTCAGAGGCCTCTAACTTACTTGCATCAAATTCTCTCACATCAGACTTAACCGCGTTGGGTACTCTGGGGATATTGGTGTTTAAAAGCTGCCCATAACGCGCAAGCTGCTTCTCAGCATAGTTCTGCAAAGATTCGCCATCAGTAAATTGTCCTGTAGTCGCTTTGGTTCTGAGGTCGGCTGCGAATGCGTTAAATAGCTCTTGCTGCCTACGGCCTTCATCAGAAGCGTTAGCCCCGAATTGCCCTGACTGCAAAAGGGCAAAGGGATTGGTATCTGCATCTGGGAGCAAAGCCTCTGGGAATACAGTCTTCGCCTGTATCATAGCTGTTTTGTATTCAGGAGACGTGACGAGCGTGTCTTTTATCTCTTCAGCTTCCTGAATGATTTTAAAGGCGTCATCACCAGAAAGGCCATTACCAGCAGCATCAGAAGCCAGCTCCTGCAATCTATCTGGTGTTATGGCCCCAGAAGCCGCAAACTGCTCAAAGACAAACTTAAGCTCTGGGTCACTCTCCACCCAAGGCTGCTTTTCTTTGCCCTCAACATACTCTATCAAACCGATTGCCTGATTAACCTCACCCTGAGTTTGAGCTGTATTAAATAACTGCTCAGCAGCATGAGCTGCAATTTCAGGGTTTTCAGAACGAGCATTAGCCAAAGCCTGCTTTCTCTGGGCTACCCTGCCTGCTTCTCTTGCTCTATTAGCTGCGGCTTGCGCCTGATTAGCCTGCTGGTTTAAAACATTCAACAAGCCTTGGCTTTGGGAGAATATCTTAGCCCGCTGAGTAATCGGGATATTGTCAATCTCTGGAATACCGGTATTACCAGTAAAAAGATTCACAGCAGCCACCGTGGGAGAACCGCTATTGGCAATAAAATCTACACCAACTCTTTGCTGTGTGGCCTGCAAGGCTCTGGCCCGGTACATCTCTTTTTCTAAAGGAGATAGATCAGCCCTTGCCATTAAGCTCTGCATATACTGGTCAGTAGAAGACTTAAGCGCTACAGCCTCCTCATCTGTCTCAGGGACAGCATACTTAACCATCTCCTCTTCTAGGAAGTCTTGGTATTGAGCCGTTTCACCTTGAGCCTCTATAGCCGCTCTTTGGGCCGCTTGCGCCCGCTGGGCCTCAAGTAAAGGATTAGCTCTTGCTGCCTGAACTGTCTTAACAGCGGCAGCGACATCCTCATCCATATGCTTGGTTTTTTCGTCTAGCTGTATTTGGAACCTTTGAGCAATAAGCTCAGGGTTGCCGTCATTCTCGGTAGTGATATTATCCAGATTGGCCGCTAAATCCATATTAACAGACGACAGCGACCCTATCTCGATCCCCATCTCTTGAAGCTTCGCAGCAATCTCTAGCTCTCTACGAGCCTCTTGAGCCTCCTGCTCCTGCTCTCTTGCTCTTTCAGCCTGCAAGCCAGTGGCGAAACTGACAATATCAGAGGCTGTCTGTCTCGCCTGTGCGCCTATAGACGAGTAAGCCTGAGCGCCTTGCTCAAAGCCAGTAGCTCTCACACTTGGGATGCCACGAAGCGAGGGAGCTTGAATCTGCTCAGGCCGGATCGTGGGGACATCTCTAGTCTGCCCTTGCGGTGTTCTTTGAGGATTTAAAGTTACATCACTAACCATTTTAGAACCTATCCAGTAGGCTGCTGCCTTTTAAAATCTTGCTGGCCCCAGTAACCGTCCCAAAGACGGCACTAGTCTTTTTGCCGTCAAGAGCACTCTGAGTGGCTGCGTTACCAATTCTCACCTGTTCGCCTTGGACATTAAGGTTCAAAATATTCTGGCTACTGGCAAAGTCCGAAAGAGACTGCTCCCGGTTGATTGAACCAATAGCGACCTCTTGCAATCTGAATGGAGTGCCGCTGTTAGGATCTACACCTGAGCTGCCAAATACAGCCCTCTGACGAGCAAGATTAGCTCTCAGCTTCTCTTCTCTGGTTCTGGCTTGAATGGCCGCCTCAGTCTTCTCTCTGTCGATTTGAAGCTGCAACTGCTGAGTATCGAAGTCAGCTTTCTGCTGAGCAAAGTCTGCTTCAGCGCCAGCGGATGTAAATTGCTTAACCCCCTGAACAATACTTGCTCCAGTCGAAACTAACGATAAAAGGCCTGTGGCCCCACCTACTGCTCCCATTATATTTTCACTCCATAATGAACTGCCAACACGTTCATCTCTAAAGGTTCGCTCTGTGTAGTTTCCACGCTTGGGTCACGTTTGATTGCGCCCAAATAAACCTTCTTCCAACCAGAAAAAAGAGAGATTGGCTGGTCTAATACACCAGAGCCGAACTGTCTGAATGGCGGCTTAAAGGTTTTGTTGTTGTAAACAACCTCTATATTTCTGCTTTCGTGCAAAAGAATATTCGCAAAAATTGGTGTTTTGTACTCGCCAGCAAAAGACTGCCCCTGCACCACAAGTTCTATTGGCAAATCTTTAACTCTCGCCGAAAAGTTAAGGCCTATCTCAAATGTTCTAATCGACTCCGTTGTAGTAACAGCACCAGAAGCTGGGGTTCCGTCATCCAGAATAAAGCCGTCACCTCTGATTTTGCACAACTCCCCATCAAGATGAGAGAAGCCTGACCAGCTAGTCTTGGGACTTACAGAGCTGTCAGAGAAAGCAGCATCCACAAAACAAAGAGCATTCAATCGCTCCAAAAACCGAACTTCGCTAGAATTGATTGTCCGTTTAACGATGAAATAAGCCTCGTTACCAGAAACAGCCACATCTTCAAAAGACCCCTGCGTATCAAAGAGCGACCACGCTAGAAGGTCTTGCTCTCTCAAACTGCTTAAGACCGCTATAGTGCCGTCATCATTCACAAGATACAGAAAGTCTGCCGGGTTAGTTGCGCTTGCTCTACGGATATCTTGAGCCACTGGGCTGCTAATAAGCTGAGAGGAAAGGATACTAATGTTCGGGGCCGCGAAAGATTGCTCTGAGTCGTTGTACACAAACTGCCTGACTACAGCCCCATTCTTCTCAGCAAACACTGTAGCCCCATCTACCGATACTGGCCTCGGCGTTCTCTTGATAATAGAGCTATCAGCGTTTCCTGAGCCGTGGCTGGTGTCACTGTTAAGCTGAGATGAAACATTCGCTGGCGTTAAAGCGTCATTAATAGCGCTTCTAATTGTGTATTCACCACCAGTCGTGAAAATCTGCAAGGCTCTGCCGGGGAAAAGGCCATTAATAATATTAACCTTGTTGTCGTCCAAAGTGATGTCGATAGCTTCATCATCTAAGCCAGTGCCCCTGTCAAAATCAAAGAACTCACCAATCTTGCTAAACAGTAAAGTTGAAGGCCGGGAGCCTAAACCACCAAAAACCAGACGTGATTTATAAAAGGTAACTGAACGCGCCCAACCCCTTGAAGAGGATATAACATCCTCGTAGCCGCTTTCATATTCCCAGACGCCCGAAGAAACTGAAGAAGTGGCTGCGAGTTCTACAATCACATCTCCCTCAAGCTCAGTATCGCTCGCAATAGAGCGAATAAAGATTCTACCGCCCTTAGGCATGTTGATGTACTGCCCCACAGCCAAACTAGTGAAGGTTGTCCCTGAGCCGGTTACTGTTACTCGGCCTGTTTTTACATCTGGTGTGACACTCCCAGCAGGTGTGGAGGTAGTCAAAGACCCAAAGGCGAATGTCGGTATATTGGTCAGACTAATATTTGCCGCCGTCCAAGACGTATCAGACGTTCTTGTTATTGATATCGGCTGTATGTCTTTATGCACCAAGACTAAAGTGTCTGCGCTTTGCGTCCAGTTCATCTCCTTAATAATGTCAGCGCTCAGACCACTAACCGGGGAGGAAGAAACTGTGGCCTGAACGCTGTTCTGATCTGTCCGGTAAACCTTGAATTCACCAGCAGTAAATACAAGCATATAGGTCTGCTCGTCATTAAATTCGAAAGGAACTAAACGACCTTCGTTAAAACCAGTAATGCTATCTATGTACTCAAGCCCCTCGCGTCTAAAGGCTCCGCCTTGTGGCCGCACATAAACATTTCTAAGCTTGTCAGCACTCTTGGCGTAGATAGCCGTATCCACCCGGCCAATAGCAGCCGGGTCAAGCTCTCCACTCACGAAGGATGATTTGAGAACTTTGAAATTAGCCATTAACGAATACTCGTTAAAACATAGTTAGTGGGGTCAATTTCTGCCGGGGGAGCGCTTTGGGAATCGACTAACTTTGCCTTCCGCAGAGTGTCCCCGGCTATAGTCGTCCAAATTTGGACCTGCGTTTCGTCTTGGATAAGCGCGGCTGCCAGAAGCCTTGCCATCTCAAACTCTAACGCTCTTGTGAAATATTCAGGGAATTCAGTTTCAGAGACGCGGTATTGGTATAAAACCTCTACCGGAGTGTCATTCGTATAAAGCTTGTCCTGAGATATAGTGTAATCATTAGTGGGGATATTTTTGCGGACCATCCGAAGGTAATCTATCGGGAGCTGGTATCTGTAGGTGAAGCCGAACTTGTATTCCGCATCTGTTGACGCTAGCGCAGTGCCAGCAAGCTCTGCCATAGCCAAAGAGAAATTCCAAAAGTGGGTCTGGAGAAGAGCGTTCTTAGTTGTCTCGTAGATATGAGAACAAATTTTAGCCTCCCGACTGTCGTCAGAGAAGCTCTCGATTTCGTCTGCCCCTACTAAATAAAGCGCCGTATTACATATGCCTAAGTCTGTAGCCATTAATGCTCTCCATTAAGTAGAGACAGCCCCCCTTGGGTAAGGGGAGCCGTCGAAAAGATTAGTCAGAGTCAGAAGCGCCATCCAAAGGAGCAGAGTTCGCAACATCCACAACACCACCTGTGTTGCTGTTTACGAGGTAACTGTCGTAGGAAGGGGTTCCGCCTGAGCTTGTGATTGCCTCAACAATATCGCCTACGGTCAAAAGATCGGCAGCGTTATCAAAGTAACCAGCAGTGTCTACTGTGGCAGTGGTGTCGGCAGTTGTGTATGTCCAACGGCGTGGGCCAAGGCCAGAGTTTAAACTTGCTGAGCTGAGTGCTAGGTTTGTACGGTCAAAAGCCATATCTTAGTTCTCCTTAAGATTCATCAGTTGTGAGGGTTACAACGCCAGCGTCCTGAATCAGGACAGCACCAGCAGACATGTAGCCTGTGATACGGTGAGCGCCGTAGCTAGGTTCCCAATCAATTCTGATCTTGGGCTCCATATTCATAGCCAAACCGATTGAGTTCTTTTGCCAGCCGTAGTTGGTACGGTTAGAGCCTGAAAGAGCCAGACCACCAGAACCATCACCGACACTTACGTTGTCGCGATCACCAATCTTATGGATTGTGAAGCCCATATACTCAGGCAACTTGCCGTCTGTAAGTGGCTTACGAAGATTGCTATCAATCGTCTTCACATCACCCTCTTGAATGAAGTGATAGAAGCCGTTGTCGTGACAGATGAAATGACGATCCATATCTGAAACCTTAGAACCGAGAGCCTTCGCCATATCAGCGAAATGACCTACGTTCAGGTTGTTACCACCAGCGGCAACAGTATTGCCTGTGGCTGTGTCCAGAGCATCAATAACAATCTGGTCAAGACGGCGATTAAGAGCATTCACAATACCCTCGACAGCTTCTTGACGGGCGTCAAAGCCAACTTGGTTATTGAGGAATATATCCGTCATGATTGAAGGCGTGTAGTTCTTGACAGTCGCAGTAGCTGGTGTCAAAGAAGGGTCTTGTGCAGGGATTGGCGTATGGACACCGTTACGCTCATTAGCGATAACTTCTCCGTATACGTTGAACTGCACCTGAGATGCGCCACCAGCGTCCTTAACCTTTACGGCTGAACGCAAGCTAGAGCCGGGCTCTTGAAACGCTTGAATTGCCTCGTTTTCAAATGTTTTAACGAGGACTTGATCGAGATTAACCGACATTAAAGTCTCCTAAAAGTTGTTGTGTTTTGAGAAAGACGTTCGGGTAAGCTCATAATCGAGGGCCGAGACTTGCGTTTTGCTGTCGACTAACGCCGGGGTCGGAATAGACAGAGGGGCTGCATAAGCAGGTAAGCCAAAGTTATTCAACTATTACGTTAATAGGAATTATGTCCCACCCTAACGCACCAGCTTTGTTAGACTGAGCGGGACTTAGGCAAAAAAAGACCCCCAGTTAAGGAGGCCTTTTCCTTGGTCGAGCGAGAGAGACCGTTTACTTTTTAAGCTGTATCTTAGAGGCTTCGGTCATAAGAGCTTCGTACCTAGCTTGAGCTTTTGTGTTCAGGTCAAAGTTAGGTGTTTCTCTTTTAAGCTTAGCTGCTTCGTTTAATATCTCGTTAGGATCAAGCTCTGGGGCATTAGCCTCTTCAGTCGGTACTGGCTTCTCTCCCATCAGGCCAATAAGCTTGTGAGCAAACTTAACACCTTCAGCAGTTGTCGCTATTGAGTTGATGAATGCTTGCTCTTCTTCTGGAAGCTTTGCATTAAAACGAGCAACCTCAGACAATATCTTATCACCATCATCACCAAGCTTTGCAAGCTCAGCTTCTTTATCGACAGCGCCCTCGATATCTGATTTCAAAACATCAGCTATGATGTCGTTTACAGCGTCCTGAGAAAGATTATGCTTCTTAAACGCAGGAAGAGCGGCCTTGAACATAGGGTCTTCCGAGATGTCTAAACCGTCAAGCTTCTCTTTAAAATCAGCCAGACCTTCGATTTCTCCGAGGTCAAGTTTGTATTCTTCGGGGGCTTCTGGCAGCTTTTCTCGAAGCTTTTGCGTAAGCTCTTTGTACCCTTTTTCCAACTCATCTACACTTCCAAACTTGTTAGCATATTTATACCCATCATCTTTGCCCTCTCCAGCTTCAGCTCCCTCAACAGGGGCTGCTTCTTCAGTGTTTGTATCTTCCGCTTCTGCGGCTGGGGCTTCATTAAGTAGTGTTGCTTCCTGTGTCATTTACGTTTCCTCCTCTGGTTATTGCACGTAAGATTGTGTTGATGACATTCCGCTGGCCTCTTTCGTAATAAACCCGGTATTTGCCATCAGGCAGATCAGTCTCTTCACGAAACTTCTTTTCCAGTATCCCTAAAAAGCGCTGCCCTTCAGTCGTACCGAGAAACCTATTAATGAAGATCGCCTCTTCTTCGGTCATTAAACCTGTCCACCAGCTTGGGCTAACTGAGCGAGTTGCGCTTTAGCTTGAGCGTCCTTGATCTCGGTAGATGACGGAATCATGCTAGTCGGGACATTCAAACGAGGGCCGACTTCAGTAATTGTCTTATCAAGAGGGGCTGCTATCTGGAGAGCCTCTGGGCCATAAAGACCTGCAAGCATTTCTAGGTAGCGCATAATAGCTAAGGTTTCTTCCTCGGCCTGCGCCTGAGCTAGAGGGCTTACATGCTCAATAGCAAGGTTAGTCCCGTCTACTCTCAGCTCAGCAAGATCAACCAGCCCAAGCTCCTCCAAGATATCTAAACATCTGTTTACCAGAGGCTGGATAAGCTCGAACTGCAAGCGGCCAAAGGCTGAGCCAATACGCTTAGCAAGCTCTTGCTGCCTTAGTGACACTTCAGTTGCTGACTTAACAGGCAAATCAATCGGGCCTAAGGGGTCGGCAAAGAGCATATTGCGAACTGAGTTCTGCAAGTCCTGAATAACAATCTGGGCTAGGTTTAAGTCACTAGACGAGTTCAAAGGAACCAAAGCTGGGCTTCCATTCACGAGACGATCTTGAGGAATAATGGTCCCCGGAGAGAACTTAATATTCTCAAGATTAACTACGCTGTCACTGTCCCCAAGCCACATTCCAAAGATGGAAATACTAGCGGACTGCAAAAGCAGCTCTTTAGTTTTGTTCAGCGTCTTAACATCAGGCAAGGCTATAAGCGCTGGGCCTCTCCCATATATTTCTCCGGGAAGAGTAGACCAACGGAAGATAATCCAAGGACTGGACTTCTGTTCGCGTGATACGATTTGGTGCTTGCCTTTTTTAGCGACTACAGAGTAGCGAAAGCCCCCCTGCTTCTTCTTCCCGGATACCGTTTGCAGCGAAACCTCATCAGGGTAAATCTCTTCGATAAGCTCTATAAGCCTCTCCGGGTCTTCTGCAACTTGCTCTTTGATTTCTTTAGGCAACTTAGCATCAGGCCATTGCTGCTCGATATTTCTGGCAGCCAGCTTCCACTCTCTATAAGCTGTGTCTGGTCTGCCATCTGGCCCCTCGAGAACATAAAGTTGCGAGAGAGGAACATTTATAAATCGGAAAGGTGATGTGGTAGTGCCTTTCATAACGAGCAAAGCGCCAGTACCTATTGCTAGGTCTTGGAAGCTTTCAGCTATTTGTGTGTCGAAGTTTGAGTTTTGCAGATGAGAAAACAGAACATCAGAGGCATCAGAAAGTACCTTGTTCATATCTTCTTTATTGTCTTTAAACTGCGGTCCGGCTTTAAGTTCAATCCACTTACGCATAGGCGGGACAAGAGAGCTTTGTAGGTTAGAAGCGAACTTCTGGACAGCATCAATAGCCGTAGAGTCAAAGACTTTCCCTTGCCCTGTTTTTTCTTGGCCGGGGTTGTCACCTTCGTTAAAGGACTCTCTGTGGGGGCAGACATATTCTTGAGCATCTTCGTAAAGAGTTGCCCAATTAGCTTTACGCTTCTTTGCTTTATTGAAGCGCTTTAATACTTTTTCTGCCTGTGCGTCCATTATTGCTGCTGAATTACCGCTATACGAGCATTACCCGCTGTGCCTTGTGGCCAGATAGCGTTTGCTGGAAGGAATTGACTAGTAGCCGTGGCTGTTACAGAAGAAGTCCCTAGAGCGTACTGGCAAGCTGTGTCAGTCTTCAGAACAATAAAATCTGTGCCATCAGGAATATCGGAAGACGTTCTGACTGAGCTGCCCCCGATAGCAAGCTTGTCATTTCCCAAAAGCTTATCGGCAACCTGCGACTTGCCGCCCTCAACTGTGTTGTTGTAATATTCAATATAAAGTGTAGGCATTATCCTAGTTTCTCCGTCACTCCGAGTTCACTTGTTGCTATGAGGGATTGTCGGCCTGATAAGCGGCCTCTTAGGCGTTTTTGCTGTGATATCCTTGCGTTACGCAAAGATTCAGCCTCAGCCTCAGCAGCTTGTCGCTGCTTAGCGAGATCAGCCTGTTGCTGCGCTATTAAAGCTTGCTGCCTTGATGTGTCTGGTTTTTTTGGTTTGCTTACTAAGCCGCCCATAAGAAACACTCCTCTAACCCTCAGATTAGGAGAGATTTGCTGTGAGCCTTACGCACCAAGCTCTGTCGCATCATAGTTTTGAATAAGGTCTTGGTAGAGCTGGTATGGAGTTAAAGCCCTTGAAGGGAGCCCTATATGGTATTTGCAGACACTCACACAGGTAGGAGCCAAGAGGCTGAGGTTCCAGCAAGGCTGTTTTTCATGCATCAAAGCCAGCACCTTGTAGTCTTGTGCAAGCTGGGCAGCCATAGAGGCTACCGTTGTATCCGCAACCCAAAGGTCGCTTTCACAATAATTTCTTAAAGGGTCTATCCTAATGGCGTGTCTCTCAGTAACTGGCGTGAGCAAACTTACGTGCCCGATTGTATCTCTTTGCCCCCCTGCACCCAACCTCATCCACCAAGGGCAGCCTTCTTGCAAGGGGCTAAAGATTACATACCAGAGCCTAGTTGTAGATTGAGAAAGATGTGTCAGCTTTGATTGGGGCATGATATTTTTTGTTTCTACCGTACATTTTCTTCATC